TAGAGTTTCATTGATTATATCACGGATGATTGTAAGATGCAACATGGCATCTTCCTTCAGTGTCGGATGAGACTTCTTGTTGTGGACAATCTTCATCCAATGTTCAATCTGCGCTGGCAATGGTGTCTGCATCATCTTCCTCCATAAACTTAGTGATACCTTGTTTCTTCTTTCTTGCAACGGTCTTCTTCCGCTTTGTCTCTTCGAATGACTCAATAAAGTCACGGATGAACTCTTCTGCGTATGCATCATGCATTGATCCGTTGAGGTGTGAGCCTAGCATCTCTTCGCCTTCACCGGTGTTCTCAATCAGAGCGGTAATGACTTCATTTTCCATGCTCTTGTACTTGACGTACATGTGCTTCTTTTCCTTTTGAATGCGGCGCAAGAAAGCATAGTAAATGATCTGTGTGAAATATGCAAATGGATTTTTGGACTTCTCAGGATCAAAGTTGTCAATGTACAGTAGACAGTTCTCAATGCCATCCGATACCATGTCTTCTCGGAATGTGTATCTCGCAAAGTTGGGGCGTCTGGAAAGATGAGTTGCGATCTTGAGAAGGCATGTTCCTATGTAATTTGGAACTCTAGGGCGATCACGATTCTCTTTCTCAGCTTCAATAACGGCATTTCTGTAGATTGTCATCTCGCGAAGGAAAACTTCATTGTCTACGTAGTGGTTGGATTTTGTCATAACGATTCCTTGTTTTTCATTGACTTTTGCTTGACAGTCTGTTACATTCACTGTGTACCCTCTGCAAAGGGTTAGAGTAAGAACATTAGTGTAGTTTACTAGATTTCGCTTGCTTTAGCAACTCTTTTACCTTCTCTTCGATCTTTTCTAGATCATTTTCTGTGGAAGACTCTTCTTCCTCTTCTTCGTTTGTATCGAAGCCATTCGCTACGATCTCATTGTAGTTAGACTGCATAGCTTCGTTAGGCTTGCCACAAGCAACGATTGTGTTCTTGAAGATCCTAACTGGATAATCAAAGTCAATCGTCATGTCCCAACGAAGAATCGTTAGACTCATTCCATTTCCATTAGGAATCAACATGACTCTGAACGGATTCATAACTTCAACATATCCCTGAGTCTCTTTAGACACTGTTGCAACGACAGTCTCTCCACTGGAGAGTTTAAGAATGAGTGTTCTGTTTTCTTCTTCCACTGGTTGATGCATATCAGCCCTTTAGATTGATCGTGTAAATCTTGTATTCGAACTTCTCATCGTTGTATATCTTCATGCGCTCCATGAAGTGATCAAGTGTGAAGTTCTTCTTTGATTTATATGTCATGTCATCCGCAATGTCAAAGAGTGTCGCTACTTCTTTGTTGCTTCCCAATCTCAGCCCGCGCCCAATCGATTGGAGTGTTCTAATCTTGCTTTTGCTTGGTGAAGCAAAGATGACATTGTGCAGATTCCGAATGTTGATACCTGTACTGAATGTTCCATACGATGCGACAATGATCGCATTGTTTTCTTCTTCGGTGATGCGTCTGACTTCTTCACGTTCATCGCCATCCACTCCACCATGCACAAAGAACAACCGTCTGTCTTCGATAGACTCATCAATCATCTTGTGTAGAACTTTGCCATGCTTCTCTACCAGTTGATAGAGAACGAGTGTGTTACCCTTTAGACTGATTGCTAGGTTCTTGATGAACTTGTTTCTTGCATGTGAAGACACAAGGTAGTCAATCTCTTCTTGATATCTGTTGCTCTTGTTCGCTTTGCACAGTTCTTCTTCATGCTTGAGAATCAATGCTTTGATTCTGAACTTAGACAGACTGCCAGTGTCAATTAGTTCTTTTGTTGTTGTGACTTGCTTGACTCTGCCGAACAGACCTTCAAGAACTAGCTTGTGTGTCTGTGTGCCATCTAGCGTACCTGTGAGACCATATCTATATGCGCAATTTGTCAGTTTTGACAATATAGATGTTAGTGATTGTGCTTTGAACAGGTGCGCTTCGTCGCCGATGACTAGATCAAATTGATCGAACCATTCCTTTGGTTGCTTGTAGATGGACTGCCATGTAGAGATGATGACTTGTTTCTCTGAGTGTTTCGTAATTCCAGAAACAATCTTGTGGACGTTATTTTCACTATCGTAGCCATAGTCCGCAAAGTCCTTGAATAGTTGGGAAACTAGAGAGATCGTTGGGACGATGATGAGTGTCTTGCAGTTCAAGTATCTAGTGATCAGATAGATGATGAGTGACTTACCAGACGCAGTGGGTGAGAGAAGAAGACCTCTACGCTTTCTGATAGCATAGAAAAACGCTTTCATCTGATAATCTCTAGGCATGAATGTCATACCTAGAGTGTCAACAAATGTCATTGCTTCGTCAGCAGAGAATTCTTCGTCTGCATCTACTGTGCCATCATATTGGCATGTGTATTCACGCTCTTCGCAGAAACGCTCTACGTATGGAGCAAGACCAGCATAGATTGCATGTGACTGTGTATTGAACAGACGAATCTTACCATCCCAAATTTTGTTCCTGAAAGCGGGCATGAACTTGTACCCAGGAACATAGAATGTGAAGTATTCACTCAACTCCATTGCGATGCCTTTGTCGCACTGAAGTCTTATGTGTACTTCATCGATCTTTGAGATTGTGATGTCAGTTGACGCCATTTGTAAAACGCTGCCATTCAATGGCGTTTTTGATTTGATAGTTTCTTTGATTCAAATTCTTCAGCACTTCCTCGAGGAAATCGATCTTCTCTTTCTGTGCTTCCATACGCATTTTGATGTTGATGATGTCTTTGTCTGAGTCGATGTACATATCGATCTCATTTTTCATTAGTTTTTTGACGAACGGTTCCCAACCAGCAGATTCAAGTTCATCTTGAGACATACGCCCATTGTAGTATTCATACTTCTTCAGAAACGTTTCTCTACTCTTGAACTCATACGCCTTCAGCTTCTGTCTTTCATCAAAGTAAATCTTCATGTACTTACTATGAAGCTGAGGAATCTTCAGTGATTCAGCCCCAAGTTCGGTTGAATCTATCCCTGCGTCTTTTCGCCATTCCTCTGATATCTGATCCAATGTCATTATAAGTCCTCATGTCAATACAAATAGTCATTATTATAACACATAAAACTATACAAATCAAATCATACTTGCTTTGTAATGTGTATAGGAAAATGTGATAGTAGATGTCAGAAAGTCTTGCCCCTCAGATGATATGAAAGTCACCTCACCCAAGTCTGTAGGAAAGATGTCGAAGAAGGTAAACTTGATGTTCGCGTTGTTTGAGTTTGTCTTCACCAGCAATGATGCATCAGATGTTATGCTATTGAGTTTGCCCGGCACAGGTGTGAGATTTCCGATCTTGTCAGATGATTCTGGATTACCCAGATTTACCATCCAGTTGTAGATTTCAAACCACGATTGCATGTTCTCATCAAGAATGTAGTTGATTGACAGTGTTCCAAAAGACAACAGATTACTAGGTGTGACCAACTGAACCATAGGATTCGCAGTGACAACCGTGCCAAGAGAAATGCTAGGCAGCGTGATGGACTGCAAAAAGAAAACTAGATTTGGAAGTCTCTCAATAACAAACTGATACTTGTTGTTAGAGAGAAAACTTTTGTTGGTTGGATTAGGTGTCATAAAACGAGCCTTATGCTGATAGTACACTATTTATGAGACATAAAAAAGGGGACCCTAAGGTCCCCTATAAAGCCCTTGCGGGCGTCCATTTCTGGATCGTTTTTATTATTACATCAAGTTCGCAATTGCGAATCTACGATAGTAGATATTCTTGTTAGAGAATCCTACAACACCGTCACCAGCAGATGTTGCGAATGGGTTTGCAACCATGCCGTAACGTGTCTTGAAGCCAATCTTAGGTTGGAATGTATCTTGACCAACTGCACGAACCATCTGTAGAGGAACGTATGGGCAGTAGAACAAGCCAGCGTCGAATGCTGAAGTTCCCTTGTAACCCATAGTTGCGTAGTGAACGCCAGCAGATGCTTCGAAGTATGGGTCAATGTAAACCTTGATACGACCATTTAGAACACCAGCGAATGTATTGCCAGTGTCGTCAACTTGCAAGTTGTTTGCAAGTGCTGGAGTGTAGTCAAGAACGCCTGCCATCTGAAGTGCGGATGCAACGTCAGAAGAACAGATCATGATGTTACCCTTACCGCGACGAGTTGCCTTTGCCAATGCATTAGCTTCGCGCTCTAGTTGGAACATCAAGCCCTTAAACTTTTCAACAGACCAACGACCGTTTGAGTCGGTGTCAAGGTCGAAGATACCAGCAGTTGTGGTATTATCTTGTGCACCAACAACAGCTGTTACGTTAATTGTACGAACAACTTCACGGTTGATTTCAGCAAGAATTTCAGCTGAAAGAATATTTGCAAGTTCGGTTTCAGCGTCTAGACCATGAATAGCCTTAAGGTCTTGTGCTAGTTCCATGGTGTATTCAGCCTTGAGGGCACGTGACTTAGCAGTAACGGTAACCTTCTCAATTGAGAATGCCATCTGTGCAAAGTCGCTTGCACCAGAATTATTGGAACCAAGAGCTTCAGCAGTAGCAGTTGGCATACCAAAGCCTGTGTTATAAGCAGCGGTATTTACTAGTGCTGTGGTATTAGTTTGACCAGGAATAGTACCGGTGAACTGTTGACCAAAAGTTGAGTTGCCTGCAACAACGGTGCTGAAAGATGTATTAACTTCATTGTAGAAAGTTTCATCACCAGCTTGGTTGCTATAGCGAGAACGCATTGCAAAGATAAGTCCAGTTGGACCAGTCATTGGCTGAGTTCCGCAAATATCGTAAGCAATTAGGTTAGGCATTGCACGACGAACTAGAGAGATAAGAACTGGGTCAAAAGTGTCGATTGCGCCAGCATTTGTAGAGTCTGGATTACCGATAGCATTTACCGGAGAAGGAGCAATACCAGCTTCAAATAGAGTTTGATATTGGCCAT